TTCAAAGCGACCATTAACTTTCCTACCTATGCTGGTGGTAATGTGGAATTAACATCATTCATGTGTAGAGCCGCGCAGTTGCCTCAATCAACGGTTGAGGCACTATCAGTACCATTCAGAGGAAGAATTCTGAACGTTGCTGGAGACAGAACTTTTGAACCTTGGACAGTGACCATTCTTAATGACACTGGGTTCGAAGTACGTGACGCTATGGAAAGATGGATGAATGGCATTAACGGTCATTCTGCCAACACTGGTATCACAAATCCTGTTGACTATCAAACAGATCTTATTATCGATCAGTTAGATCGTGATGAGTCTGTTATTAAGCGATACAACATCCGTGGTGCATTTCCAACCAGTGTAGGGGAAATTGCACTGTCCTATGACACTGGCGGTGAAGTTGAAACCTTTGATGTGTCTTTCACATATCAGTATTGGGAGTCAAATACCACCAGTTAGTAGTGGTCTAAATAACAGGGTGTCTAAGGGCACCCTTGTTATTATTATTAGGAAAATGTATGGCAGACAACGATAACACATTATTCAAATTATTTGGATTTGAATTAAAAAGGAATACCAAAAAAACGGAAAGCAAAATGCTTCCGTCTATTGTTCCTCCTACGGATAACGACGCCGCTGGATACGTTAGTACTGGCGCTGGAGCATATGGCCAATATATTAATTTAGATGGTGATCAATCTAAAGATAATGCGCAGCTCATAATGAGATACCGTGGTGTTTCTATGAACCCTGAAGTTGATATGGCAATTGATGAAATTGTCAACGAAACTATTGTGTCATCAGAATTAACGTCTTCCGTCGATCTTAAAGTAGATGAAATCGATGCGCCTAAAAAAATTAAAGATCAGATATTAGAAGAGTTTGAAAATGTAGTTAGTCTTCTTAAATTTAATGATATTGGCCATGATATTTTTAAATCATGGTACGTCGATGGTCGCATAGTTCATCATTTGTTAGTAAACGAATCTAATGTCAAAGCCGGTATACAGGAAATCCGTCATATCGATGCTGCTAAAATTAGAAAAGTTCGCGAAGTTAAATATAAAAAAGATCCAAAAACAGGTGTTAAAATTGTAGATACCGTAGAAGAATATTATATTTACGAAGAGAAACCTGGCAGTAATACAGTCCAAGGTGTTAAAATTTCAACAGATGCGATTAGTTATGTGACATCGGGTTTGTTAGACGAGTCAAAGAAAAAAGTTGTTTCACATTTACACAAAGCTTTAAAACCTATCAATCAGTTGCGTATGATGGAAGATTCTTTAGTCATCTATCGTCTTGCTCGGGCTCCAGAACGCCGAATTTTTTATATTGATGTCGGTAATTTACCGCGAGGTAAGGCGGATCAGTATATGAAAGATATCATGACTAAGTACCGTAACAAATTAGTTTATGATGCCAATACTGGTCAACTTAAAGATGATCGTAAACACATGTCTATGCTTGAAGACTTTTGGTTACCAAGAAGAGAGAATGGCCGAGGCACAGAAATTAGCACTTTGCCGGGCGGAGAAAATTTAGGTCAAATTGAAGACATTATATATTTCCAAAAAAGATTGTATCGAAGTTTGAATGTACCAGTCAACAGATTGGAACAAGAAAACCAGTTTAGTTTGGGCAGATCCTCAGAAATTACTCGCGACGAAGTTAAATTTCAAAAGTTTATTGATCGTCTTCGTAGAAGATTTGGCACCATGTTTTTGGGCATTCTTAAAAAACAGTTAATACTTAAAGGTATTATTACTGCACAAGACTGGGAAGAATGGAAAGATAATATATATGTTGATTACATCAAAGATAACCATTTTGCAGAATTAAAAGACGCTGAAATTTTACAGAATCGCATTGGATTAATGAACGAAATTACTCAGTATGTTGGCGAATATTACAGCAAAGAATGGGTTCAAAAGAATGTCATGATGTTAGACGATGAAGAAATTGTTCAGATGAAAAAACAGATCGAAAAAGAAATGGCCGAAGGAGAAATACCTGATCCTGAAGAAGAAGAAGAAAAAGAAAAAGAAAAAATTGCAATGGCAAATCGACCTCCGGCACCTACCCCTGTAACAGTTGTAGAACCTAAATCTGAAATTGAAAGACAGAAAGAAGCTGAAAAGAAAAAAAACGATAAAGAGAAAAAAGAAACCTACATTCCTACTAATAGTGACGAATTGACAGAAGAATTGACTAGGTATATGGCGCGACTTAATGAACAAGGTTGATACTATTTCTACTGCGTTTGCAGTTGTACATACGCAGAAAGAAATAGAAAAATTAGAATCTAAAATCTTTAATGTACTTGAAGAAGTTCAACTCATAGAGGGCCCGGCCGGACGTGTTGGGAAACAGGGCCCAAAAGGAGACAAAGGTGTCAAAGGTGATAAAGGGGATAAAGGAGAACGTGGCGAACGTGGTGCCGATGGCAATGATGGAGCACCAGGACCTGTTGGCGAGAAAGGAGATACTGGCGGCCGCGGCGAACAAGGCGAACAAGGACTTCAAGGTATTGCTGGAATTGCTGGCAAGGATGGAGAACGAGGAGAACGTGGCGAACAGGGACCACAAGGATTAAAGGGCGATAAAGGTGATAAGGGAGATAGAGGACCCCAAGGAAATGTGGGGGCGACTGGTAAAACAGGCAAGCAAGGTAAAACAGGTGCTGTTGGAACCAAAGGAGACGTGGGCCCACAGGGGCCTAAGGGTGTCAAAGGAGACAAGGGAGATACTGGACTTCGTGGCGAAAAGGGCGAACGGGGAGAGCGTGGCGAACAAGGACCACAAGGAATACAAGGTGAGGCAGGGCCCGACTACAAAGAACGATTTGAAGAAGCCTTAGAAGCATTCAATAAGCAGTTAACAGAAAACAAAAACACTGTTACTGCCAATCTTGAAAAACAAATTCAACAGATTAATCGTTCTCTCAGTACACTTGGTGGCGGTGGTTCATATAAGATCGTAGATAACGCAGACGTAGACAAGTCTGCAATCAAAAGTCTAGTAGACGATGCGGTTCTTATATACGATCCAACCAAAAAGAAATTCGTTGCTCAGTCTTTTCTGAGTATTCTTGATAGACTAAAGGCAGATTTAGAAGTGCAATACGATAAACTGGTAGATGAAGATCCTGATAATGGATTTACTTATGTGGGTGAAGCGGTGCCTGGCACTACAAAGAGTCAGTCTATTTGGAGAATTAAAAGAATATATGAGTTTGGTGCAGACGGTGACCTAGACATTCTCTGGGCAAACGGTACAGCAGACTTTGATAAAACTTGGAATGATCGTGCAACATATACTTATTCTGCGGATTAATTCTTATAAATAAACATAACCATTTGTCATGTTAAATTGAATATATTAAAAAAAACGGAGAATATTTAAATGGCAAAAATAACAAGCGCAGGAAGGTTGTATCGTACAGAAGTAGATATCGATACCACCAACCGAGATATTGGTTTAACCAAAACAACGACGGGTAATACTTTGTCTGACGATGGTGTATCGTTACAGGCACTTTACTCTTATCTTAAGAACGTTTGGCGTTTAACAGATTTTACATCTACAATCGCAAGCAGCTCAGGAACAACAGTTACCTTTGACGATGTTTCTATTGATGTAGATGCTTCGGGATTGGTCACAGGTACAAAATATCAAATTAAAGTTGCTGGAGATGCTAACTGGACAGATATTGGTTCTCCAGACTCAACGGTAGGCACTGTGTTCACCTACAACGGTGCTGCAATCACAGGCACCACAGGTGAAGCGTCTACTAGAGGTAACTCATTAAACATATTGCCTGGCATGAAAGTTTCAATCTCTGCTGGTTCTGGTACCCTTGCTGGAGGTTTCGCAACGGTTGTATCGGTCGCGGCAGATGGTAGCAGCATGACACTCGATCAAACACCAAGTCCTGTTATGGATAACACCACAGAACTTCTGGTTGTCAATCACCTGATCGAATACCCCTTTCCACTTGTTGCAATTACTCCTGAACAGTTTGAATTTGGTTTTGACTGGACAATGGAAACGAACACCGACAGAAAATTGTTGAGAGATGCTGGTTGGCAAGAACTGTCAGTCGGTGAAGTTGATGGTCCAAAGTATGTTGGTATTGTTTCTCTGGGTACAATCGATACAGTAACTATCGGAGCTGGGGTTGATTCGACCGCAGATACAACATTAGCGGTAGACACTATTACTGGCATTACAGTTGGTATGGAAGTACGAGTACTATCCGGAACCGGCACAATTCCTGCAAACACTAAAGTAGTAAGCATTGACGGCGCGAACCAAATTACCTTGAGTGCCGCACACGGCGGCAACTTTGA